GAAAGGAGAGCGAAACGATGACAGCTACACAAGGCGCGATCACCTCCGTCGATGGATTGCCCGAGCTCCTTCGCGCTTTCAAGAGACTCGATGCTGCCCAGAATGCGGAACTCCGTGAGATCACCCAGTCGATCACTCAGAAACACGCAGACGCTCTCAAGAATGCAGCTGCCGGGCAGAAAGACCGACGAGTCCAAGCACAAGCCGGAGGGATCAAAGCAAAGAAAGACCGCATCCCTACCATCACCCTCGGAGGATCTGCCAAAGTCCCCGTGAAACGTCTCGGGATTCCACCCACTCGAGGCGACGTCCTCTTCGGAACCGAATTCGGAGCAGATCCAGCAGGAGAAAACGCCTTCCGATTCCCCGCCACCTCGACGTCACTCTGGCTATACAAGACTCTCAGATATAGGCAAATGAGCCTCGTCAACGAATGGCAAGACGCCCTCGACATGCTCGCCCGGAAATGGTCGGAGATGTAATGGCAGGCTCACGCACACTCGTCCTCTCACTTAAAGCAGACACCGCCGATTACAACCGGGGAATGACAGCAGCCGGAAACGACGCCGATTCTTTTGGAACCAAGCTCACAGCATTCGGAAAAGCAGCTTCTCAGGCTTTCCTACTTGCTGGAGTAGCTGCCGTCGCCTATGCCGGAAAGCTCGCGGTCGACGGAGTGAAAGCCGCGATGGAGGACGAAGCGGCACAAGCAAAACTAGCCACCACACTCCAAAACACCACAGGCGCAACAAATGACCAAGTAGCAGCCGTAGAGAGCTACATCTCCAAAACTCAGCTCGCCTTCGGCGTGACCGATACCGAACTCAGACCATCACTTGAGCGGCTCCTTCGCGCCACGAAAAACGTCGAAGAGGCACAAAAACTACAAACCCTCGCCCTCGATATATCAGCAGGCTCCGGGAAGTCACTTGAAGCCGTCTCAATGGCACTCGGCAAAGCCTACGAAGGCAACACCGGAGCACTTGCCCGGCTAGGGGTAGGACTCTCCTCAGCCGAACTGAAAACGATGGACATGGACGCCGTCACTTTGGCACTCGCCGACACTTTCGGAGGACAGGCATCCGTCAAAGCCGACACATTCGCCGGAAAAATGGCGATCGTCAAAGAAGGATTCGCCGAAGCAAAAGAAACCGTCGGCTCATTCATCATCGACGCACTTACTCCTCTGGTCTCCGGGATTGCCAACAACGTCCTCCCTAACCTCAAATCCTTCGGCGACGAAATGGGAAAGAAACTACAACCCATTATCGAAGCCGCCACCTACTTCATCAAAGAATTCCTCGTCCCCTATCTCAAACTACTCTGGGAAGAATTTAAGGTCGTCGTCAACGTCGTCTCAAAAATCCTCGGACCCGCATTCGAGGGACTCCAATACATCTTCGAGACCGTAAAGAAAGCCATCGACGACAACTCCGAAAGCTTCAAGCCACTCATCGACGTCATCAAGACCGTCATCGGATGGATCCAGGACAACCTCGCCCCCGTCCTCGGAGCCATCGTCAAAGGACAATTAAAAATGTTCGGAGATATCCTCGGCAAAATTATTGATTTCATCGCCGACATCATCGCAGGCATCACTCTCGTCGTCCGAAAAGTCAAAGAATTCGGCACAGCTCTCGGCAACAGTCCCATCGGCGACTTCGTTGGAGGACTCTTCGGCGGCGGAAAAGCATCCGGAGGACCCGTCTCCCGAGGCACGACCTACCTCGTCGGAGAAAACGGTCCCGAACTTTTCACCCCAAGCGGCTCCGGAAACATTGTCCCCAACGGAGGTACAGGCGGCGGAAATGTCACCATCAACGTCACCGGAACCATGATGGACCCCGAAGGCGTCGCCCGAGCCGTCGCACTAGCTCTCCGCAATAGTGCCAACCGAGGCGGCTCATACTCGACCCTCGGACTCGCCACTCTAGGCGTCTAATGACCGACTATTCACCCTACCCACACGTCACCATCAACGGCACAGCCGTCACCGCCAACATCGACAACTCAGTCACCATCTCAAACGGACGCACCACCATCGACGACCAAGCCCGCACCAGCTACGCCAACATCACCCTCATCACCTACGACGACGACTACATCACCGTCAAACCCAACGACCACATCGTCGTCTCCATACCCGAAACCGATGGCACGACCTACCGCGAAATCTTTGGAGGATGGGTCTCCGACATCGACGCAAGCTTTGGAGCCTGGGGACTCCTCGGAACCATCAACACGACACAGCTCACCGCCGTCGGCTCACTTGCCAAACTTGCCGTGAACGCTACCGCCGCCTCATACCCGAAAGAGCTCGACGGAGACCGGATCTACGAGATCCTCTGGAGCACCGTCTCCACTCAATGGGACGAAGTCCTCCCCACTCAAACATGGGCCACCGTAGATGCCTCCGTCGATTGGCTCCAATACGACAACCAATACATCGCCAACATCGACACCCCCGGCATCTACGAAATGAAAGCCTATTCCGGAGGAGTCACCAACGCCCTTGGACTCGCTCAACAGGTCGCCCAATCAGCCCTTGGAGTCCTCTGGGAGGATGGAACCGGAGCCATCCACTACGACGACGCCACACACAGGACCGACAACATCGGAAACTATGGCTGGACTCAGATACCCGTCGCCTATATTTCGCCCTACGGAACCGTCTCCACACTCTCCACGTCATACATCGCAAACGTCCTCGAAGTCACCTACGCCTCGGGAGTCAAAACAGGAACCGATCCCACCTCGATCGCCACCTTCGGAATCCTCAACCGTCGATGGGAAACCCTGCTCCATAACGCGGCAGATGCCCAAACGCAGCTCGATCTCTATCTCGAGACCCGCACCGTCCCACGTCAAAACCTCGGAGCCGTAACCATTCCGCTTCATAACCCGGACCTACCCGATGCCCTTCGCGATGAGCTCGTCTCCATCTATAACGGAAAACCCGTCAGCATCCCCGACCTACCTCAACCAATCTATCTTTACGCCTTCTCCGGATTCGTCGAAGGATGGCGCTGGACCATCGCCCGGCAGACCGCTTTCATTACCCTCAACCTTTCCGATTATGCACTGTCCCTCATCTCTCAGACGTGGGAGCAAGTAAATCCCGCCAAAACCTGGCAGAATATGAGCGCCACTATGATGTGGCAGAATGCGAGAGTGATCGTCTAATGAGCACAACGACCCCCAACTTTGGATGGACCATCCCATCTGACACCGACCTAGTCACCGACGGCGCTGCCGCCATGCGCGAACTCGGCGACGATATAGACACCTCATTCGTTGACCTCAAAGGCGGAACAACCGGACAGATCCTCGCCAAAGCATCAAACACCGACCTCGACTACTCCTGGATCACGAACGACATCGGCGACATCACCTCCGTCGGAGTCACCTCACCCATCACCGGAGGAGGCACATCCGGAGCCGTCACGATCGCCATTCAAGATGGAACAACCGCACAAAAGGGAGCCGTCCAGCTCGAAAACAGTACCTCCAGCACATCAACAACTACGGCAGCCGTCCCCGCATCGGTCAAATCTGCCTATGATCTAGCCAACGGAGCAATCCCCAAAACACTCACCACCACTACCGGAGACACGATCTACGCCTCCGCCGCTAACACGCCAGCGAGATTAGCTATCGGGTCGACCGGGCAAGTCCTCACAGTCGCAGGCGGAGTCCCCACATGGGCAACCGTCGCCGGAGGCACATCAGGACTAAACCTTATCTCGACAACAGCCCTAACGGGCTCGACCAGTTATTCGATAAATAACTGCTTCAGCGCCACATATACAAATTACAAGGTTATTTTCACGGGAACAGCCTCCGCAGCTATGGTATATTTTCGCCTCCGAGTTGCCGGAGCAGATAACACTTCCGCCAATTACAAATGGGCGGGAACGTATCAAAATTTCATAACAGGAGGAAACCTAGTCGAGTATTGCGCGAGCGCCGATACTACTTGGCGTTTTGGCTATGTAGACACAAGCGGATCATTTGTTAGCGCGGAAATTTTACAACCTTATCTCTCAAATGGGACAGGTTACGTCTCACAATATGTCCAAAACAAAGCTAGCAACGATGGCTACCCCGGCGTGTATCGTGGAACCACAACGGTCACCACAAGCTATACCGGGATGACAATTTACGTCGCATCCGGAAGCCTTGCCGGAACCATCTCAGTCTATGGATACGGAGTCTAAATGAATACTCGAATTGAAATCGACGCGATCACGGGAGATATTACCGAGCACGAATTGACGGCATCCGAAATCGAGCAACGTGAAACCGACCGGATCGCCTACGAAA